GCCGTCTGAGAAGAGGAATATCATCAAGGGCCTCGTCCTTGACGAAGTGAGTCACGTGGACGTACCTGCGAACAATGGTTCCATGGTCGTACTGTGGAAGAGAGCAACCGACATGAAAGGAGGGGATCCGATGAAACCTGAAGATCTCGTGAAGCGTCTCGAGGAACTGGAGAGCATGGTCCCCAAGTTGGAGACCTCGCTCAAGGCCGCCGAGTACAAGAACAAGAAGATGATGGACGCCATGGACGAGGCGGGCATGGACGTCGAAGAGGATGACGACAAGAAGATGAAGCTCAAGAAGAGAGCTGATCCTGAGTACGTCGACCTCGACGGCGAGAAGATTCTGAAGTCTGCCATTCCGGTGCCGCTGCTGGTTCGTCTGGAGAAGCAGGCCAAGGAGCTCGAGGACATCAAGAAGGCGGCCGAGATGGTCGACCTGAAGAAGCGCGCCGTCGAGAACATGCCGAACATGGCGGGGACGGACGACGAGAAGGCCGCGCTGATGAAGTCGGTCGAGTCCATCTCCGACGCGTCTCTCCGCGAAGGCGTGCTGAAGTCCCTGAAGGCTGCCGACGCTGCCGTCGCCAAGTCCTTCAAGGAGATCGGCTCGCAGGCCGTGGACGAAACCAGTGCAACCTCTCGCCTCGAAAAGATGGCGAAGGACAAGGCTGCTGCCGACGGCACCAGCTATCATCGCGCCTACGCCGAGATTACCAAATCGGGCGAAGGCAAAAAACTTGCCGCTGAAGTTCAGTCCAAGAACTGATCGGTTCGAGCCAGAGGAGATAAACAGATGGCATTCGAAGACAACAAACTCTCTGTGACGATCCCGGCAGGTTCGGACCTGTCGGCGTCGCAGTTCTGCTTCGTGGAGGTCAACGCGTCGGGCCTGCTGGCCGTCGTCGGTGCTGGCCTCCACGCTGACGGCGTTCTGCAGAACGACCCGAACGCTTCCGGTCGCGCTGGCGAGGTCGCCATCTCGGGCATCGTCAAGGTCAAGTGCGGCGGCGTCGTGACTCGCGGTGGTCCGGTCACGTCCGACTCGACCGGGAGAGCCGTGAACGCAGCCACGGGCAACATCATCCTCGGTACGGCCATGGAGACCGGTGCCACGAATGGTGTCATCGGCGTGTTGTTCCACCCGCGCGGCCCTTCCGCGTAATCGTCTGAACTGACAAGGAGAAGAGAGAAATGACGTCCCCCACCAATCTTGCAGTTCACGTCGACGCGGTACTGACGAACATCAGCATCGCGTTCATGCAGAATCGCAGCAACTTCGTCGCCAGTCGGGTGTTTCCGAACGTTCCGGTGATGAAGCAGTCCGATCGCTACTACACCTTCGATCGCGGCGACTTCAACCGCGACGAGGCTCGCATTCGGGCTCCCGGTGCCGAATCCGCTGGCTCCGGCTTCAACCTGGACAACACCCCGACGTACTACGCTCCGGTGACCTCGTTCCACCACGACGTCGCGTGGCAGACGATGGCGAACGCCGATCAGGTCCTGGACCTGACCCGCGCCGCCTCCGAGTTCGTCATGCAGAAGCTGATGATTCGGAAGGAAGTCGACTGGGTCTCGAACTATTTCGCTGGTTCGCTCTGGACCAACGACTGGGACGGCGTGGCCTCGGGCGCTACCGGAAATCAGGTCATCCAGTGGTCGGACCCGATCAACGGCAACCCGATCGAGAACGTTCGCTTCGCCAAGACCACGATCATGCAGTCGACTGGCTTCGAGGCCAACAAGCTCGTGATCGGTCGTCAGGTGTACGACGCTCTCGTCGACCATCCGGACATCATCGACCGGATCAAGTACTCGGGCGGCGTCGGCAACACCAATCCGGCTCGCGTGTCGAAGGAAGCTCTGGCGATGCTGTTCGAGGTCGACGAGGTCGTCGTCGCGAACGCGATCCAGAATACCGCTGCCGACGGCTTGACGAACACTCACTCGTTCATCGCCGGCAAGCGCGCTCTGCTGACCTACGCCGCACCTTCGCCGTCGCTGATGGCTCCGTCGGCAGGCTACACGTTCTCTTGGTCCGGCTACCTGGATCAGGGCAACGAGTTCGGCATCGCGATGAAGCGCATTCCGATGGACGTCAAGGAAGCCGATCGCATCGAGGGCGGCATGGCGTTCGCGCACAAGCTGGTCTCCGCTGATCTGGGCTTCTTCTGGGATACGATCGTAGCCTGATCCACAACTGAGGAGTATCTGACATGGCCCGACTCATCGTCAAGAGAGTCTTCAATCCCAACGAACCGATTCTGGCTCGCCGCGCGTTCAGCGCGGCGGGTCGGACCTATCAGCCGGGTGACGTATTCGACTGGAAGCGTCTGTCGGTGTCTGTGCGTCGCGTCAGGCTGATGTACGACGCCGGTACACTCGTCCACTCCGACGAACCAGTCGTCCAGGAGACCGTCCAGGAGTCCGTCCAGGAGACTCCCCCCGCCCCTCCGGCCGACAACAGCGACCTGGACGTAGACTCTCTGGTCGTTCTTCAGGCTATCGCTCAGCGCGAGGGTGCCGTTCTCAAGTCTACAAAGATCGCACAACGCCAGTCAATCGTCAGCAATCGTCAGGGGTGACCTATGGCTTGGACGTACACTGCAACCCCTGGAACGACGTCTGACGCAACGCGGAGAGACGCTGTTCGTCTCTTCGTGGGCGACACTGATACGCTGGATCAGCAGTTGCAGGATTCGGAGATATCGTTCTTCCTGACTCAGTCGTCCAACGATCTCTACCTCGCAGCGTCGATCGCCGCGTCTACTCTGGCTGCCAAGTACGGTCGTCTCGTGGACACGGTGCTTGACGACTCAAACATCAGGGCGAGCTACTCGCAGAGACAGAAGAACTACTCCGAGCTTGCTCTTCAGATGGAGAGAAAAGCCGCGAAGTTCGGTACGAAGTCCCTCGGTCTGCCCGACGCGGGAGGCATCTCCGTGTCCGAGGTGTCGAGCGTGCGCTCCGAGACCGATCGCGTGACGGCCATGTTTGCCGTTGACGAGCTTGCGAGGGACAACGTTGATGTCAATCCGATCTGAGCTTGCGGCTTCGGCCAGAACCGTCATAAGCGAGTTTGGTTACGCGCTGACACTGACGAGAATTACCGGAAGTTCCTACAGTTCGGTCACTGGGACCAACACCATCACGACGGCGAACTCATCCGTGGTCGGGGTGGTCACGGACTACACCGAGAACGAGATAGACGGAGTCACGATCCTGTCCGACGATCGCAAGATCATCATACAGGGTGGCGTAGTCGTTCCTCAGGTGAACGACACCGTCACCGGGTTCTACGGAACCATGAGGATCGTGTCGGTCAATACGATGACCGTCACGACGTCAATCGACATGTTCTACGTGTGCCAAGTGCGCGCATGACTTGCTTTCCTTGTAGTTTCAGGGTATCATGGCGTCGCGAGGGTAGACATGAAGACGCAGTTCAGACTCATAGACAGAAGACTCAAGGGTGTCTCTCGGCTCCTTGACGAGACTTTCGCTGACTTCGACAGTATGAAGAAGGACGTCTTCAAGGCCGTCGCGTCCAAGGTCGTGGAATTCAGTCCCGTCGACACCGGGACGTACATGGATGCTCACAACATTACGATCGGTAGATCTAGCTCGTCGACAGACATGTCGTCGAAGGGCAAGGCCAGAAAACGTCCTCGGGGTCCTCACGAGACGTCGGCACTCGCGAGACTCAACGGTCAGATCGACGCCATGTCTGCCGAGGACAAGTCTGCATTCATCGGAAACTCCTCGCATCACGGGATGGTTGTCGAGTACGGGGGTCCGAAGACCCCAGCCTATGCTCCGTATACGCGGGCTCGCGAGGCGTCCAAGCGAATCATCGCGTCGGTACTGATGGGGTACGGAAGACTATGAGCTCCAACATCGCCACGATCAGAGCAGCCCTCGAGACGTATCTCGTCGCCACTGCGGGAATACCGACAGTCGTTCTGGACAACGTAGACTTCGACCCAAGCGTCCTGACTGCTTTCGTCAGGGCGAAGCTGATTCCGGTTAACAGAAGACCGATCGACGTAG